CGAAACTGTTGATTCTATGGGTAAGCGTAAGAAGCCATTCACCGTAGACTACACAGGTTTCGGTTGGGTTATGATTAAGAAGGGTGTTTTTGAATCTCTTGAGTATCCTTGGTTTGCTCCTAAGATGCAAGTCTTTGAATCCGGAGCAGTTCAGGATATGTGTGGAGAGGACGTTAGTTTCTGTTTAGATGCTAAAGAAGAAGGACACGAAATCTGGTGCGATCCTCGGATTCGCGTCGGTCACGAAAAAACTCGCATTATTTAATCATGAGCGACCTCAGTAATTTAATCAAAGAAGGCTCCACTGAAAAGTTATGGGATCTCTCTGCTGAGATCCTCACCGAACTTTCTCGTAGAGATGGGGTTGACTTTCGCATAAACGCGACTCGTGACTCGGTAGAAAAAAAAGTTGCGACACTAAATGCACCACCTAGGAGATCAGTTTAATGGCTAAATCCGTTGCATGGAATTCGGATACCTTCATTGAAGCAAAACCGAAAAAGACACGCCAAGGAGTAGGCAAACACACCAAATATGCCGCTTCGTCTCGAAACAAAGCAAAAAAACGCTATCGAGGACAAGGTAGATAAATACAAGGGACTCTTCGGAGTCCCTTTTTTAATAGGAAACAAGAAAATGGAACCTAAAATGCTTCGAGAGATCACTAATGACGCTATCACACCTAAAAAACGTGATAAAAAAGTACAAAATGACCTCTATGAGAAGAAAGAAGACGCTGATTTCTATGAGGGATTGGATTATGAAGTAGATGCCTTTACATTAAGTTAATAAATAACTTATATTACTATATTTTCATGCCTCTAGAACGAGTTAGTCAAGGATTTAAGGACATTAGTATGTCATTTGAGAGTAATCCTCTCACTGATGACCTAATTGCGCTTAAAAATGAGAATGCTATTGCTCGTTCTTTAAAGAATATTGTATTTACCCTTCCTGGAGAGAAGTTTTTTGACCCCGAATTTGGTTCAGACATCTCTGCTGCTCTTTTTGAGAACATGGACGACATTTCGGGTGGTATAATTGAAGATCAACTTCGTCAATCCATCAATAATTATGAACCAAGAGTGGAATTATTGTCTGTAAGGACAAATCCTAACTATGATAACAATGCTTTTGATGTAACTATTACATATGAAATTATTGGAGCTGATGTTCCTCCTCAACAATTAGAATTCGTGTTGCAATCAACCAGATAAAATGCCATTAGTTAACTTCGCTAACCTGGAATTTGACCAGGTTAAGACATCTCTCAAAGAATATCTACAAGCTAATTCAGAATTTACTGATTATAACTTCGAGGGATCCAATTTATCATCAATTTTGGACGTATTGGCATACAATACTTACATTACTTCTTATAATGCTAACATGGTGGCAAACGAAGTCTTCATCGATAGTGCAACTTTGAGAGAAAATGTAGTTGCATTGGCAAGAAATATTGGATATTTACCTCGTTCAAGGACTGCAGCAAGAGCAACAGTTAGTTTTTTCGTAGATTGTACAAATATTAGTCCTACACCTGCTTCAATAACCCTCAATAAAGGTCCTGTAGCAGCAACATCAGGTACTTTTGGTAATTCTTCACTAGTTTTTTCAATTTGTGAGGATGTTACAGTCCCTGTTCAGGATGGAACTGCTAGATTTAATGATCTTTACATTTATGAAGGTACACTTTTATCAGCACAATTCACACAATCCTCTGCAAATCCAAATCAGAGGTTTATTTTACCAAATACGGGTATTGATAGTACTTTAATTAAGGTAAAAGTTAGAGAAAATTCAGGTGTAACGGGTGGATCCAAATATTCTTCTCAAGATAGCCTTTTTGACATCAATTCTGAGTCAAAAGTTTTCTTTTTACAAGAAATTGAAGATGAAAGATATGAAATATTCTTTGGAGATGGTATTTTTGGTAAAAAATTAGGAGAAGGCAATATTGCAGACATAGATTACATCGTTTCTAGTGGTGATGGGGGAAATGGAGTCCAACAATTCCAATTTGCTGGAAAATTAACTTATAGTAGAAACGCAAATGAGTATAATGTCACTTCAGGCATTTCATTATTAACAACTGGACTTCAATCTTCGGGTGGTGACACAATTGAGAGTGTAGATTCCATTAAAAAGTTTGCACCTCGAATTTATGCGTCTCAAAATAGGACTTTAACCTCAAATGATTACGAATCATTAATTCCAAACAAAATTTATCCCGAAACTGAGTCAATTTCGGTTTTTGGAGGTGAAGATCTCGTTCCACCTCAATATGGAAAAGTCTTTATTAGCATAAAACCCCGTTCTGGCGACTTTTTGCCAAATTTGGTCAAAGAAAACATTAGAATGAAGTTGAAGAAGTATGCAGTAGCTGGAATTGTTCCAGAAATCCTTGATTTGAAATATTTGTATGTTGAGGCAAATTCAAAAGTCTATTATAACAGTAATTTGGCACCTTCAGGAGCTGATGTTTCTAGTGTAGTACAAAATAATGCAAATAAGTATGCAGAATCAACTGAATTGAATAAATATGGCGCAAGATTCAAATATAGTAAATTTTTGAATATTATTGATCAAAGTCAAGAAGGTATTACCTCTAATATTACTACACTTAATATGAGAAGGGATATGAGAGTATCTCTAAACACATTTGCTGAATATTCTATCGGTTTTGGGAACCAATTCCATATAGAGAATATAAGTGGGTATAATATTAAATCTTCGGCATTTTATATTAGCGGAAATAACAATCCACTCTATATTGGGGATATTCCTAATACAAATAGAGAAAATGGAAATCTTTTCTTCTTTACTGTTCCTTCTGTAAATTCAACATCTCCAACCATTGTTAGAAGGAACGTAGGATCCATTGATTACATAAAAGGAGTTATAACTCTGAATCCTGTTAATATCATATCCGGAAAAATTAAAGATGGGCAAACGATTGTAGAAATACAAGCAATTCCCCATTCTAATGACGTTATCGGATTACAGGATCTTTATTTGCAACTAGATATAAGTAATAGTACATTTGAAACTGTTGTTGATGAAGTTTCTTCAGGATTAGATTCTTCCGCATCAAACTATATTGTATCTTCCAGTTATTCTAACGGAACTTTGGTACGTTCAGGTGGTAGAAATGACGAAACCACAACAACCACTTACTAAGCGATTAATCCAATACCAATGACAGTTAAAAGAGTTCAGTTTAATAATATCGTTCAGAATCAGCTACCTACTTATGTTAGGACTGATTTTCCGTTAATCTCTGAGTTTTTAAAATCATATTATCAATCCCAAGAATTTAAGGGTGCTCCTATTGACCTGATTCAAAATATTGATCAGTATGTCAAACTTAATGAACAAACTGGATTAACGGATGGTGCAATTCTTGATGCAGACATCACTTCATACGATACAACTATCCCTGTAGAGGCATTTCCTAAGGGTACTAATGGATTTCCTGAATCATATGGATTGTTGAAGATTGAAGATGAAATAATAACCTATACTGGAAAAACTGATACTTCTTTCACTGGTTGTGTTAGAGGGTTTTGTGGAATCACAACTTATCAGGCTGAAGCAAACCCTGAACAACTTGTTTTCAATACATCATCTTCCGTTGCTCATGAGGGTAGTCTATATGACTCTACAACAGGCAAAAGAACCCGTGAGGGGGTTAAGATTGAGAATTTAACAATTCTCTTCCTTAAGGAGTTTTTAAAGAAAACAAAGAATCAATTATTACCTGGATTTGAAGATCGTACTTTATCAGCAGATCTTGATCAAAATCTTTTTATAAAACAAGCAAAGGATTTTTATTCAAGTAAAGGTACTGATAAATCTTTTGAAATTTTATTCGGTGCATTGTATAATGAAGGTGTTGAAATTATAAGACCAAGAGATTATCTCTTTACTCCTTCTAATGCTAATTATAGAATAACTAATGATTATGTTGTTCAAGCATTCGATGGAGACCCATTAGACTTAGAACAAGCAACACTGTATCAAGATGCTTTCGGGGACCTTACAAAGGCATATGGACCCGTTACAAACATCGAAAAGATTAGTGTTGGAGTAGGTGAGACTTATTATAGAATGAGTATGGATGCTGGTTATAACCGGGATCTTAGGGTTGATGGTGCTGTATATGGTAATTTCTCTGTTCATTCTAATACAAAGGTAATTGGTGATGTATCAGTTGGCCAAACTTTTGTAGATGTTGATTCTACTGTAGGATTTGCTCATTCAGGAAGTCTGGATGTGACCTATAGTGATTCGACAGTAGGTGTTGTTACATATGCTTCCAAAACTGTTAATGAATTCCAAGGAGTTTCCAATGTTGCTGGAATAATTTCTGATGGATCCAATGTTGGAATTAATACTTATGCTTATGGAGCATCTTTTGGTGATCCTGACAAAATAGTTAAAGTAAAAATAACTTCTGTACTTGAAAAACTTAATTATCCTGATGATACGTATTATTATAAAAGAAATGATACTGCTAGAATAAAGAGTTTAGGTATTAAGGATGCTAAGTTTAGATCAAGAGATTGGTTTTATAATACTGCACCAACATATAAAGTACATAGTATAGAATTATTAGATGCATCTGACTGGACTTATAAAGTTAATCTTTTCATTCTTCATTATTTGAGAAAAGGTGATTCTGCATCAATCATTGGGCCTGATGGAGTAGAGAAAGCAACCACTGTAATTGATATTACTTCTTCAACTTCTATGACAATTAGAGGTCAAGGAACTCTTGATATTAATGATACTTATACTTTTAAAAGAAATATATTAAAAGTATTAACTAACAATTTCCCTGGAACTGAGGTTTATTCAACAAACGTTCAAAATACCTATAAAGATGAAAGTAAGTTATTAATTGCATCTTCTTCTATTCCTTCATATAATGCTCAAGCTCTTAATACCACTTATAGACAAGTTAAATTCAGTGGAACTTTTGTAGGTACTGAATTTAATATTGGTTCTCATAATTTCCGCACTGGAGATGCAGTTTATTACACTCCACAGAAAGAAACTCAAACTTATACTGATTATAGAACTGGTCAATCAGCAACTAGAGTAATAATTAAATCTCAACTATTTGAAGAAGGTCTTTATTTTATAGAAAGAATTATCGGGAGTAATTCAAGTGTTAGATTTGCAACTAGTAGGTCAAATCTTTATAATGATATTTTTGTAGATATTGATACTAGAACTGTAGTTGATAATGAAATTAAACCCTATCAATTTAAAGATAGAATTTTACAATCCCAAAGACTTTTCAGAGAAATATCTCCAACACATAATGATGGTTTAATCAGTAAAACTGAACCAGGTGCTACTGGTATTTTAATTAATGGTGTTGAAATTCTTAACTATAAATCAAATGATCTTCTTAGGTATGGAAAAATTGAAGAAATTGAAGTTACTTCTTCTGGATTTGGTTATGATATAATTGATCCTCCTGTTTTAAATGTTTCAGATACTGTTGGTACTGGTGCAACTGGATATGCAGGATTCACTGGTAACCTGAGTGAGATTAGAGTTCTAAATGAAGGTTTTGATTATCAAGAAATTCCTTTAATTAGCATTAAGGGTGGTAATGGTAAAGGTGCGACTGTTTCAGTTAATATGCGATTAATAGAGCATGCACCATATTTTAACGCAGAATCAGTTAGTGCAAATGTAGGACTTACAACAAATACTATTGGGTTTACTACTTATCATAAATTTAGAGATGCAGAAAAGGTAATTTACTTAACAGGTGGTCAGGAAGGAGTTGCTGGAATTACTACTGATGCTGCTTATTATGTTCGTGCAATAGGTGATTATGGAATTAAACTTCATAAGACTGAAGGAGACGCATTAGCAGGAATTAATACAGTTGATTTAACTGCTTATGGAATGGGACAGCATCAGTTGCAGTCTTATAATAAAAAATCAGTATTAGAATCTATTAATGTAGTTAATCCTGGATCTGGGTATCAAAATAAGAAATTATCTGTTAATGCTACTGGAATTAATACTGCATCAAATTCTATTAACATTGACAACCATCTTTATCAGAATGGTGAGATTGTAACTTATTCATCTACAGGAACAGAGATTGGTGGTGTATCTTCCTCCAATCAATATCAAGTTATTGTTGTAGATAATAATAATTTCAAACTTGCTAATGCTGGAGTTGGGGGAACTAATGTATCTGACTACACAAACGGAGTTTATGTAGATTTAACTTCTAATGGAAGCGGAACCCATCATTTTAACTATCAACCAATTACAGTTTCTTTAGTTGGAAAAGTTGGTATTTCTTCTATAGGATCGGAAACATTTGAAGCTGTAGTACAACCAGTTTTTAGAGGTGAATGTACTTCGGTTCATTTAGAAAATAAAGGTGTTGGATATGGATCTTCGGAGATTGTTAATTTTGATCGTCAACCAGATGTAACTCTTATTCCTGGAGCACAAGCTGAATTGCAACCAGTTGTTGATTATAATGGACAGATTGTTGAAGTAATAGTATTAAATGCAGGTAAACAATATCTTTCTCCACCTGATATAGAGATTGTTGGCGATGGTGTGGGTGCGGTGGTAACTCCAGTTCTTGAGAATGGAACAATATCTTCAATTAAAGTTCTTCAGGGTGGTACTGGGTATTCGGCAGGAAATGTAACAGCGACTATTACTTATAATGGATCTGGAGTTAAATTTAATTCTCTTCTTCAATCTTGGCGTATTAATTTATTTGAGAAGAATTTTAATTCATTCACTGATGATGATGGATTTATTACTAATGGACGTAATGTAGATTATCAACTTCAGTATACTCATTTATATGCACCTCGTAAATTAAGAGAATCTGTATATGCAAGAAATTCTGCCGGAGTTGTTTTATATGGTAAATCTGATCTTAAGAGGGTTGCTAGTGTTGAGGTAGAATCTGATGATCATTCTCCTATAATTGGATGGGCATATGATGGTAATCCGATTTATGGACCTTATGGTTATGTTGAACAGGAAGGTGGTATTGTAGCTTTGATGAAGTCTAGTTATTCTATAAAGTTACAGGATAATAGACCACCTCTTGCACAATTCCCAGAAGGATTGTTTGTTGAAGATTATTCTTATACTAAAGTAAAAGCACAAGATTACCTTGATGAAAATAATGGAAGATTCTGTGTTACTCCAGAATTCCCATTAGGAACTTATGCATACTTTGCTACGATTAATCCAGTTACATCAGATACAGCGGGATCTCCATTTAATCAATATAGAAGACCTCAGTTCCCTTATCTAATTGGGGATAATTATCAATCTATTCCAAATAAGTTTAATTATGACAGACTTTCTAATCAAGAGAGTTATGAGTTACTGAATACTAAATGGTTGAGAAATATTGATCCATATAATTTAATGGAGGGGAATTTAGAGTATGAATATCTTACAATACCTAATAAATTAAAACAGATTACTGATGTTAAAGCAATATCTCCTGGGGTTATTGAAACCGTGGGTATTAGTACTGGTGGTAGTGGATATAGAATTGATGATCCAGTGGTATTTGATAATACAGGAACAGAAGGATCTGGTGCATCAGTACAAGTTTCTAAGGTTCTAGGTAAAGAAGTAAGTTATGTTAGTGTTGCTTCAAGTACGGTTACTGGTGTTGAAATCTATCCTAGTGGTGGTAAAGGTACATATGAATTAGTTGCTGCTAATCCTATTGGATTTAAGGATGGGGATCTTATAAAAGTTAGTGGATTGTCTACTACTTCATCTCAGATTGGTGGAATTTGGAAGGCTGGTATTACAACAACTGCGTACACTCTAATTGGTATTGGTACTACAACTACTGGAATAGCAGCAGATAGTGTAACTGGTATTGTTACACATATGAAACTTAGTGGTGATATTACTAAATTAAGAGATAATGATGTTCTTGGGATTGGTACTATTGAACAAGTTAAGGTTCTGAATGTAGAACCACATTATTCAAGAATTAGAGTTCTTAGAGGAATTAATACTACAGGAGTTGCGGCTACTGTTACGACTATTGTAAGTCTTGATCATAGATCATTAAAGATTAATGCAGGTTTTAATACAACATATGAATACAATGTAAATAAACAACTTTATTTTGATCCTGCTAATAGTGTCGCAATTGGTACTGCTGCTGGAGTGGGTGCTGGTTATACTGTTAATCTGGGGAATCCAGGAGCTGGAGTAACTGAAATTTATAATCCAGTTAGATCTATCTTTATTAGAGATCATGGATTACAAACTGGAGATCAATTAACCTATTCAACAAACGTAGGTGCTGGATTATCTGTGATGTTGGATACTGATCCAAATAGACAAATAAGCACTCTAGAGGATGGAACAACTGTTTACGCTGCTAGAATTGATAGTAATTTAATTGGAATATCTACTGTTAAAGTTGGTATGGGTACTACTGGTACTTTTGTTGGTATTGCCAGCACAGAGCAGAATACTTCTACAATGTTCTTTACTGGGTTGGGAACCGGTCTGTATCATAGTTTCACTACCAACTATGATGTAATTACTGCTCAGATTGATAGAAATCTTGTTACTGTTGCAACTGCTACGACTCATGGATTGGTAGGATCTAATAATGTTTGGGTGGATGTTAATCCATCTAATACTGGAATTAATACTTTAGTATATAATGATTACAATAGAAGACTAACAGTTAATGCAGAGGACTTTACTGCTGCTGGAGTTAATACTTCTACTAATGCAATAACTCTCAATAGTCATGGATGGGTAACAGGTACAAAGATAATTCATACTGCAACGACTCCTTCTGAAGGTCTTTCTGATAATGGAATTTATTATATTGTTAGAGTTGATGATAATTCATTTAATTTAGCAACTACTAAGTATAATGCCGAACTAGAAAAACCTCCGATTGTTGGTATTACTAGTGCATCTGCTGGAACAATTAGGCCTGTCAATCCACCTCTTACTGTCTATAAAAATTCTACTGTAACATTCGATCTATCTGATGGATCATTATCTTATGTTAGTAATGGAACTGCTTATCCTGCATTCCAATTGAATTTTTATAAAGATGAAAATTTCACTCAAGTTTGGGATAAATCTCCAGAGGATTTGTTATTTAATGTTCAGAGAGTTGGAACTGTTGGTATAACTGCTGATGCTAAAGTTAATGTAACTGTAAATGGGGATATTCCAGAAATACTCTTCTATAAACTTACTCCAATATATGAAAGTGATGTTCCTACTGCAAAGAAAGAAATTATAATTGATAATGAAGTTGCTTCTTCAAGTCAAGTTCAATCCAAAGTAAGTGTTTATAATGGAAAGCATGTTATTGCAGTAAATTCTACAACTACCTTTACTTACTGTCTTGGAGAAACTCCTGAACTTAGTACATATAGTCCAGGACCTCCTCAACTCTCTTATGAGACTGATTCTACATTAGCCTTTGGTGCTGCATCTGAATTTGAAATTAAGAATCCTGGAAGAAATTATTATTCACTTCCTGGTGTTACTACAGTTACTTCTACAATTGGTGGAGGTGCAATTGTAAGTTTTGGTAGTACAAGTATTGGTAGAGTTACTAAGACTAAGATTGAGAATATCGGATATAATTTCCCAGTTGATACTACAGTAAGACCTGATGTTAATTTGGGAACTATTTGTGAAGTATCTCCATATACTTCCTTTAAATCTATTGGTATAAGTTCTAGAGGAAGAGGATATACTACAGCCCCAGAATTATTGGTATTTGATGGAGAAACCCAAGAACAAGTTAAGGATGTAGAATTAAAATATACTTTAGGTGATTCTAATGTTACTATTTTAAAGAATACTTTTGGAATGAGTAATAGTGCGCCAACTATTCTTCCAGTTCAAAATACTAACGGTATTGGTATTGGTACAGTTGGATTTAATACGGCCACATATGATGTAACTCTTACTCTTGCGGTTGGATTCAGTACTGCAAATTCCTTCCCATTTGCGGTTGGGGATAAGATCCTTGTTGAGGGTATTAGTGTTGGAGTAGGATCTACTTCTCCAGGATATAATTCTGCAGGTTATGATTATAAACTCTTTACTGTTAATGGTCTTGATGAGAATTATGGAGGAATAGGAACTATTGGATATAAACTTGGTAATGATTTATTGGATGGAAAAGTTCCTGGAGCATATGATGGAAATACTTCAATGGGAAGAGTTATTCCAGAGAAATATTTCCCAATGTTCAATATTGTATTGGAACCTAATGAGTATCTTGAGGGTGAGACAGTTAAGACTGGGGATAATGTTGGTATTGTTGAATCATGGGATTCTAAAGTGGGAATTCTCAATATTTCTACTGCTGATGAATTTGAAAAGGATGATATTATTATAGGTCAAACTTCTAATACTCAAGGTAAGGCTGGAAATATAAAAGAGTTTACAAGTTCATTGGAGACTGGACCATTCTCTAGAGTAGAAAATGGTTGGGAAACCTCTTCGGGATTTATTAATGATAATATCCAAAGAGTTCAGGATAGTTTCTATTATCAGAACTTCTCTTATTCATTGAAGTCTGAAGTTACTTTTGATACTTGGGATAATGTAGTTTCTACATTAAATCATACTGCAGGATTCAAAAAGTTCTCTGATTACCAATTAGTAACTCCTGCAGATGCATTAACAAGTGGTGTATCAATGCCAGTTGGATTGACAACTGATTCTGCATCATTTGAAGTGGTAAGTGATCTTGTTGGAAGTGGAAATTTAAATTGTAAGAGTGATTTTGATTTAGTTTCGGAAAATGCACTTGCACAGAATGTTGGAACTGTTTCAGATGAGATAATATTTAATAGTACTATTCTTCAAGATTATTGGGAATCTGTAGGTAACAGAGTTCTTTCTATTGATGATTTTAGTGGGACTTTCAATAGCAATCCACGTTCTACTCCTTTCAGTGTTGTATCTCAATTCCCATTGAATACAAGACAATGTATGAAGTATATTACTTATGTAAGAGATAGGAGATATGTAGGTCAAAGACAGATCATGGTTGTTGATCTTGTTCATGATGATAGTATGGGATATATTAATCAATATGGACAGGCAGGAACAGTCTATAATCTTGGTTCATTTGACTTTAATATTGTTGGTACAGATGGAAGATTATTATTCTATCCAAATAATTATAAGGTAAATGATTATGATGTTGTAGCTGTTGCTTATAATCTTGATAATAATATCTTAGGAGTTGGTTCTACAAGTCTTGGATGTGCAGAGATCTTTACCAGTAGTACTGAAATTGCAAGTGGAGCAACAGAAACTCTTGTTTCTATTGGTTATACTTACAGATCATTAAAGGTCTTAGCATCTATTAGTGGTTCTACTCATAATGAGCATGAGATGGAGGAGATTAACCTCATCCATGATGGAACTACTGTTGATATAATGGAGTATGGTCAACTTACTTCAAACTTAGGTAGTTATGTTTCTGCTTCTGGATTTGGAACTTATGTACCATCTATTTCAGGAACTAATATTAATCTTGACTTTAAAGCACATACTGGTATTGCTTGTACTGTTAATACGATTGTAGTTGGACTCAGTAGTGAAGCATATGTAGGTGTTGCTACTAATCAACTTAAGCATGTAGATTTATCATCACGAACTACTACTATTGCAGCTTCAGGATCTCCTGGTATACACACCATTGGTGAATATCTAACATCATCTGGAGATGATGATCATTATGATGCTGCTTACTTTATGATTCAGGTTTCTGATACAACTAATAAGACTTATGAGATGTCAGAATTGGTGATGGTTGATGATTATAATACTGATTTAGGAACTACTGAGTCATATATTGTTGAATATGGTAATGTTGCAACTGTTGCTGGACTAGGAACATTTGGTGCTCAAGTTAATACTTCAGCAAGTGCGAAATGGTCGGAGTTAATGTTCACTCCAAATCCAGGTATTGCGGTACAAGTTAAGGTATTCATGAATGCCTTCCAGATTGAAGATGATGATAAAGATATAGTTGAATTTGATAATGGTTCCATAGAAACAATGTATAACCTTTATGAAGGAACTGAGAACTCAATTAAGAGGTCATTTAATCTACAGCATAGAAGTAATGATATCTTTAATAAGACATTTACTAATAATGATACAACTATTGTAGATACCACAAACAATACCATTAGATTGCCAAACCACTTCTTTGTTAGTGGTGAAAAAGTAAAATATGTTCATGCTGGTGCTGGTACTAGTATGGCTATTGGTTGCGAAACAACTAGTGGGTTTAGTGGAGTTGGTGTAACAGACAAATTACCTGGTGATCTCTTTATCTTTAAAGTTAATGAAGATAGAGTTAAAATTTGTACTAGCGCAGAAAATGCACTAAAACAAGTTCCTGATACTCTTGGTATTACAACTGTTGGTGTGGGAACTTCTGCAAGATTTGCATCAATTAATCAAAATTCAAAGGCTTTACTTGCTCTTGATAATATTATTCAATCTCCTGTTGTTGCAACTTCAGTAACAACTGGTCTTGCTAGGACATGCTATACAACCGACGATCTTCTTACTTTTACAGGAATTAGTTCCTTTATAGGTGGAGATTTGGTTAAAGTTGGTGATGAGATAATGCGAATTGATGGGGTTGGTATAGGTAGTACTAATGTCATGAGAGTTCGTAGAGCATGGATGGGAACTGCATTGCAGAGTTATCCACCTACTACCCAAGTAACTAAGGTTAATGGAAATTATAATATTGTAGAAAACACACTTACTTTCTCTGAAGCACCTTATGGAAACATTCCATTTGGTACATCTACTAATCCTCCTGATGATAGGGATTGGACTGGCATATCAACATCTTCAAGTTTCCAAGGAAGAACCTTTATGCGTTCTGGTGTTGAAGATACTACAGATGAAACTTATGCAAAGAATGTAGTTTTAGATGATATTTCTACACAATTTACTGGAGATAGAAGAAACTTTAATTTAAAATCTGATGGATCTAATGTTACTGGTATTGCTACTGCAAATGGAGTAATTCTTATTAATGATATCTTCCAAGGACCAGGAGCTTTATTAGATTATACAATGAATGAGAATGCTGGTATTACCTCTATTAGGTTTACTGGAACTGCAACATCCATTGGTAATGATGTCAATACTTCAAATCTACCTATCGGTGGTGTAATAGTTTCTGTAGGATCTACAGAAGGATTTGGTTATCAACCTCTAGTTGCTGCTGGTGGTACTGCTACAGTATCTACTGCAGGAACAATCACTGCTGTTACTCTTAGCAATGCAGGTTCTGGATACAGATCAGGTATTGGTCAAGTTGTTAATGTTGGTATTCAGACTCAATCAGATGCTGATACTACAAGAATAACCAATATTGGTAAGGCAACAATCGGATCTGCTGGAGCTTTAACTGGAATTGCAATTACCAGTACTGCGGTAATTTACAGGCCAAGAGATATATCTAATGTTGGATATAACTCAGTAACTGGTATTAGTACTATTACTACAGGTCGTACTCATGGATTAACTGTTGGTGATGAGATTGCTCTATCTGGAATTGCACTTACTTGTGAATATGCTCCTCCTTTAGGAATTAACACTGCAGTTTATGATGGTGTTGCTGGTATTATGACAGTCTTTACAACTACTGCTCATGGATTAGTAGTTGGTAATAAGACTAAGGGTAATGTAGTGATGACCGGAATGGCATTCACTTGCGATCTTGATAGTGGAGCATATCAGCACATTTATCCAAGAAATAGAGATAGATTCTATGATACTGCAATCGATGTTACTGGAGTTGGAAATACATTAACTGCAAACAATGCAGTATATGATCCTGTAGTTGGTATTGTTACTATTACTACTACTGTTAATCATGGAATGATAGTTGGAGATAAAGTTAATATTGCGGATAATTCATTAACCTTTACTTGTGCTAAAGATGGTGATCTTACTGAGCATAGTTATCCTAGACCTGGAGATTATGCAAGTGGTAAGTGGTTAAATGTTTTAACTGTTCCTGGAGTTAAGAGATTCTCTGCTAAGATTCTTGAAACTACTCCTTCAAGTAATACAAGTGCTCATACCTTTGTATCTGCTACTGCTTCAGGTATTACAACACAGACTGGTAACATTACATTAAATGTTACTGCTGCTGATCCTAAGTTCCAATATGCTCATACATTTGTAGGTGTTGGTACAACTGGTCCAGTTAAGAGTGGTGGTAATTACGGACATAATTTTGTAGGCGCAGTTGAGGATGCAGTCATAACTGGTGGAGACTATACTCACACCTTTGTAAGTGGCATGACTTCAGAGACTGTCATTTGGAATGCAGCTGGAACTGCCACTGCAGGTGTTGGTACAACACAACCTACGGACGCTACATATGACCCTACAACGGGTGATTTAGTACTTACACTCCCCAATCATGGTGCAACCACTTCAGAGACCTTAGGGATCGGTACAGGGGGTGTTTCGTTCAAATGTGCAATGGATGGATATGCCACAGTTCATGCTTATCCTCGTACTACTGACCCAATTCATAATACTAAGACAGCTATTACTGGGGTAACGGGAGATACTGTTACTATTAATGTTGGAGTATCAACTCATGTTAAGTATACACCTGGTTCTGGAAGCGGTACTTTAACTCTTGAAGAGAATTATCCTCATAAATTTGTAAGTGCTGGAACGAGTGCAGTATTCACTGGCGGTAATTATGCACATACATTTGTAAGTGCTGCAACTAATGCTGTTAATGTTCAGAGTGGTGCTGAATCTGGAAATCAGAAGACTCCTAGTAATGTTGGATATGCACCATCTACTGGTGTTCTGACATTAACCTTTGGTTCTGCTCATGGTATGGCAACTAGTGATACTATTACACTTGATAATGAGTCTATAGTCTTTACTTGTGCAAGAGATGACGATGCTACTAATCATGCTTATCCTCGCGCAAGTGACCCTATTGCAGGTATAACAACAGCAATTACTAAGACTTCTGCTACTGCCTTTACAATTAACGTTGGTATGTCAACGGTTGTAAATCATCCAGTTTCAATCGGAACATACTATCCTAAGACTGGTGAGTTGTTATTAGAAGTTGGAGGTGGTCATGCATTCTCTACATCTACTTCTCATGATGTAACTAATGCTGTTTATGATCCTACTGCAGGTATCATGACAATGACAGTTGCTAGTCATGGATTTGCTACTGGAGAATATATTCGCATTCCTGAAGGTGCTATAACATTTACATGTGATAAGGACGGAAACGCCACAAATCATTCATATCCAAGATCTAGTGTTGGTGATAGAGATAGAACAGGAAGCAACTGGTTGTCAATTACTGATGTTAGCACTAATACCTTTAGTGTTGCTGTTGGAGCTGCTGGAGATGCTGATGCAGGTACTCATAGTTTTGTTTCTGCTTCTTCACCAATTCAAAAAGCAACAAGTACTATTGGAATTGGAACTAATACATTAGCATTTACTTGTGGTAAGGATAATTATGCTACTGAGCATACATATCCTCGTTTAACTGATCCAGTTTATAATAAGCAGATTGGTGTAGGTGCAACCTATGGAGGTACTATTAGTCTCTTCGTTGGTATAACAACTTACGCACAAGTCGCTAATAATGGTGCTGCTTACAATGGATCAACCGGTGAGATGGTTCTCTCAGTACCTAATCATAACGTAAGTGGTTCTGCAGATTATACAGTAGTGCATGCAGATTATAATCCAACTACTGGTATTATGACATGTATGGTACCTAGTCATCCATTTACTAATGGAGATAGAGTCAAGTTTGCTGATGGTTCATTAACCTTTACTTGTACTGAAGATTCCCATGCAACAGAGCATACTTATCCTCGTGCA